GGACCATTGATGACGCGGATGCGGTCCCCCGCCACCCAGCGTGAGCTGGATGACGAGTCATAGCATCCGGATATTGTTCCTCGTCCTCCTCGATGGCTGAGGATAACTCTTCTAATCTAGTCTTATCAAGATTAGACAGAAGAAGTAATCCTTTAACTGCCATTTGGGATTCTTGGAACAGTAGGCGAAGTGATTTCCTAGATGAATCTAGAATTTCAGGATCTATTTCTGGAATCAACAATTCATCAAAGACAAGCCTTTCAAAGTCAGGAGGACTTTGTTTTGCCATGTCTCTGATAGTCTCAACTTGAGCCTGCTGATCGTTCCAGTTCGTGATTAAAGCACGAATGTGTGGAACGGAGGTAGACTCAATTTCGACATCAGAAATATGGGAGGAGATCTTCTCCGTCGTCTGGCGTATGAATGTATTTATACGTTTGACTTGGGAACGAACTCCGTCCAGCAATTGGTTGATCTTAACCTGCGCCACACACTCCAGAATAATCATTCTGATTGTGTCGGCCCTCAGGTTACAACCAAAGGAGACCTTATAAAGCGAAAGAATCCGAAACGTGAGTAACGGATCTTTCCCCTTGTTAAGGAGCCACCACTGGACTAGCATTTTCCGATTAAGACGCCGGATAAACGAATTCGAATATTTTTCGAATCCTTTAATCTGTGCCGCACGGAGTGCCTTGAAGAGTTCGCAAATAGCCTCAAAATTGACTAGGTAGGGTAAGGTAAAGCCACGTCTGTGGGCTTCCATCGTAACTGAAACAAATTCAGTCCACGATCCCAAGGTCTTACAAAGACCATGGATAGGATACCCACTGACTTCTACTCCGCAATAGAAATATCGCTTCGCAAACTCGAATGACTTTTCAGCCACAAGAGTTTTCGAAGGAGATATTTCCACGCCGAGAGAAGCCATGACGTGAAGATATTCTTTGGCTACCTCTGCATTTCTGATAACTATGTCATCTCCTAACAATTTGTAGTCCTTAAACTTAGATAAACCAAGTCTAAGAGCAGCAAATTGCACAATGAAATGATGAGAAACACTGAAAGAAGCCCATGATGAGTAAGCCCCCATTGGTTGACCACAAGCGTAGTGATACTGCTTGTTTTCAAACAAGAAAGGTTCACCAACCATGAGTTCCTTCCAAGCCGTACCATAACCTGGTTCATACAGATTGTTAAGGACAATTTCTGTTATTTCAACAGGAAATCTGTCAGTAGCAGCTGTAAGATCCAAGGAATAGTACGGTTCGTTCTCAGGGCCGAAAGGCTTGATATCTTGACCAAAAGTCAGATCAGGTCCTCTAGGACCTCCTAAAGCTCTTAATGTTTCCATTAAGTCTTTATGAAGGTTCCGAAGAACTGATTGTGACCAATAGTCGATGATACCAATGACTCGAGTTTTACCATCTACATCTGGTACAGTAGATAGCCTTCGGAGCGGTAGACTTGCGCCTACAACTCTTGAAGGGTAAATACTTTCCCAGAATGATGATAAACACCGAATACCTTCAAGATACGTTACCAACTTCTCATATCTAAGTGGCTTAGCAAGATTAGAAAATCTTGTAAGAAACTTATCTATAAGAGTTGATGAAGTAATCATTGTAGGTCCAATCGGTCCCATAGTAGTTGCTATATGAAGTTTCTCCCACTCAGGTACCTCTGAAATAAGAGGGAGCCGATTTAAGAGTTCGGGCATTGAGTCCCGAAATTCTTGAATCATTTCCTTACTTGCTATTGATGGAGTGGTGATAGTTGAAAGATCAACTTTCTTCCACGCATCGATAGATCTAGAAACCTGGATTAACGTAAGAATCACTCTTAACGCTTTAGGATCACGAGCTCTAAAGGCCACGTCTAACTCATGTCCGAAGATATGAGGAAGACCTGACTTAAAGAGTTTGTAACCCATAAGCGGAAGAGGGACACCAACTGAGGCAGAGTAAAACTGCGTTCGTATGTCTTTAAGACGTGCGATCGTAGTTAACTTACCTTTAGTTGCTATCCATCTTTCTACCGTTATATAGAATCTTTCTATAGCAGGGATCCAGCGAGGAGAGCAGGGAACAATATTAAATTTACATAACCATCGAAAGATGATTTTGTGGATCATAATATTGTTGAAGACTGTGGGTTTTAATTTAATTATTATAATTCGCACTCTTCTTGGCCCGATCTTAACCTTCTGTCCAGAGGGTTAGGCGGTCAACCTTCCTCTTTGCTGCAGAGTTCCACTGCAGAGGCCGAAGTTCAAGAAGATCTTCTTGCTTGGACCAACCTACCTAAATAGCCTTTTCAGGTTTACCTGGATAGGCACCCGGTACTAGAAGTAGTACCGTGCCGTCCTTCCAAAGGAAGGACG